ACCTGGCCCGGTATAGACGAGTTCATCTCCAGCCTCCCCGTCATGCTCCAGCAGGCTACTCGTCTCTACCACGAAGAGGGAAGGACCAGGGAGGAGGTAGCGGAAGTCATGGGATGCAGTGTCTCCTCTGTCAACATCTATCTGCGAATCGTCCGGGAGATGATTCTTCTGCTGCGTCTACACTCCTGATGTTGACATAATACACTCCCTACTCTAAACTGAGCGCAGAGATGCGCTCTTTTTTAATTCCCTACGTCGCTTCGGTGGTGTGGTTCACGCCAACCTCTGCCTGAACTCATAAGGAGCTTTCATGCCCTGTGCGATCTGCGACCATCCATTCCGTGACAAGATCGACGAGGCCCTTGACGACCGCGACAATGCCAATCCTAACGGAGAAGTCCCGAGCCTAGAAGCCCTCTGCGTCCAACTCCAGAAGAAGTACACGGACAAGTCTCTCTTCCCTGACACCTACCCTTTCACCCTTCCCGACATCCTCACCCACGCGACCAAATGCCCTCGGTACGTGGAGTCGCTGGTCCCCATGCCGTCCGAGGGTAGTGTCATTACCGAGGTGGAAGTGGGAGGGGAGACCATCGTCGTTCCTTCCTGGGATCTCCTTAAGGCTTACATAAGAGCAGCAGGTCTTCTCAACATCATCAAGCATCCTGACAGTGTAAAGCCGCAGCATCTCATCCGTCTTCAAGAGCTGGAAGGAGGAAAGGGGAATTTAGACATATTGTTTGATGCCGTCCGCGACCTTCTCTCTCACCACCCACCCGATGCGAAAGGACCGATGGCACCGCCCCGTGACTGAGGAAGCTGTCGTCAACGTTAAGTCTCTCCACGGTGTCAACGTCGTCCCTTCCTTTCTCGACCTCCTCACCCGTGGCCGCTACGACATCGTGCAGTTCGGGCGGGACTTCTGCGACTTCGACATCATCGCACCCGACGGCAGAGTGCACGAAGGAGAGAAGAAGTGGCTGGAAACTAATCTCTGGGCCCCAGAGCGAGTCCTGGCCTGCGCCAACCGATTCGGCAAGTCTCTCTGCTCCTCCGTCAAGCTCCGGCATCACGCTCTTTACCAAACACGTCCTAAGAAGTACGCCCCTCTCACTCACGACTACCGCTGCTGCGCTCTCTCCCTCACTCTCGACATGGCTCGAATCGTCTGGGAGAGATGTTATTTCGGTGCACTCGAACACCCGCTCTATTCTCAATTCGTCCTGACCAAAGAGTGCAAGCTCACTCCCTTCCCTCAGATGGTGATCGGAGGAGGGAAGCGGGGTATGGGGAACTTCCGCTCTGAACTCTGGGCTCGTACCACTGCTCGCAACGCCCAGTATCTCACGGGTCATAACTTCGACTTCATCTCGTGGGACGAGCCGAGCCGCGAGCCGAAAGGACAGAAGATACTCGACGACGTGCTCCGCATGCGCCTCCCCGACAGAGACGGGCGCTTGGACCTCATCGCCACAGGAAACGGTAAGAACTGGTACTACGCCTATTACACCCAGATGAGGGAGCGGTACGACAAAGGAAGTCGCAACCACTACGCTCAGACAGGGACTTCCTACGACAATCCCTTCATCTCACACGACGCTCTCGACCGCGCTCAAGCCCGAATGTCACCCGAACTCGTGCGACAGAACGTCTTTGGTGGCTTTGCCGACACAGGCCACATATTCCCTTTAGATTCCGTTCAAGCATGTTACGCACAAAACATCTTCCAGGACGAAAGCTATACGTTCCCAGAGAAACCCGTACCTGGCGCAAGCTACGCTGGAGGCGTCGACTTCGGAAGGTTGCGAGACAAGACCGTGTTACTTATCGCAAGGACCGACGAATCCCCCGCAAGGATCGTCAACGTCCAGGTGTGGGGAGGAGAGCGTGGCATCCCGCCGTGGACCGACATCTTCAGGGGTATCAAGGACATGCAGGACAAGTACTACGGCGCTCCTCTCCTCGGTGACGCGACAGGAGCGGCGGGAGACGTGACGCTCGATACCCTCATCAACCAGCATAGCGTGAGGATACGGGGGCATCAGGTCGGAGGGAGCAAGCAACGAAAGCGCGATCTCATTCTCAAGGGGCAGCACGCCATCCAGGGGCAGAGGATCATCTGGCCCTACTGCCCTCAGCTTCAAGAACTCACGGATCAGCTCATCTTCTACGCAGAGGAGGATAAGGGGCTGGATACCGACTGGGTGATGGCCTTCTGCCTTCTCGCCATGAACATCGACATGGCTTACGATATGGATCTCCCTATTCTTCCCATGTCTCTCATGGTCTCCGGCCTGCGTCAGTACTTCGACGGCTCTTACTCCATGGTGTGGGAGGTTTAATGGAATCACCTCCTTCAATTCGCTATCGCATTGCACGAGCTATCAACAACCTCCTGGGCGTAGATCTCTCCCCTCCCGATGCCGCCTCCTCCCCGGCTGAGGAGCCAAAGACAGTAGTGAATCGACTTGCAACCCTGACGAAGGCTTTCGACGAAATCTTCAGGATTGGCTACAACCGCAAGCGTCGCTATCAGGAATACGATGTCATGGACAAAGGAGAGATCTCCGCTCAATTGGACGACGTGAGGAATGCAGTGCTCATTTCGGACGACGGGCGGAGGGACACGTTCGAGGTTAGAGCGAAGGGAGTGAAGTACGACAACATCATCGCTGACGTCATAGCCTCTACCGATCTCCACAAGAAGTGCCGCCGCATCCTCCGTAACGTGCTGAAGAACGGGGACGAGTTCGTAGAATACATCGTCGACGACAACAATAACGTCGTAGGAGTGCAATCCGCTCCTTGCGGTGAGATGGTCGTAGGGGTAGATAAGCACAATCGAGTCTTGCAAGGGGTGGAGAGAGAGCAGACGGCGACAGGATGGCAGACATGGCCCAGAGCCTATCGCCAGTACAACGCCTCCATGCAGCTCGTCGCCGCCTGGTATCCCTGGGAGATGGCTCACATCAAGTGGGAGCCTAGCGACCGTCACGTCTATTCCGCCTCCTCCTTCCTCGAGCCCATGCGCCGCGACTGGCATCGCATCAACATGATGGAGAATGGCATGGCGGTAGCGAGGTTGGTCCGTGCCTACATGCAGAAGGTCCATAAGATCGACGTGACGGGGAAGACAGACGAGGAGGTTAAGGCAGACTTCAAGGCGTATCAAGACTCCATAGCGAAGAAGAAGCTCTCAGGAGGAAGTGTCATCGACCGCCCGATGGGAGTTGACGAGGATCTCTTCCTGGGCGTTCGCTACCACGTGCAGCAAGACGGCACTCTCGTGCCTTCTCTCCTATCGACCCACGCAACACGGGCCTTGCCGACATCGACGACATGCTCTACCACCGCGACAAGCTCTTCATGTACGTCCCTGCGGAAGTCGTGGGAATGGAGGGGGATCGAAGCCGGGATCTCTCCCGTCAGGACGTCGCCGTCTCCCGTCTCTACCAGTACTGCCAGAGAAACGTATTAGAGGAGCAATTTCTCTGGCCTCTCTTCCGTCTGGCCCTCCTCCTCAAGGGCTACAAGCCTAAACGCGAAGAGATCGAGTTCGCATGGCCTGACGTGATGGTGAAGTTCTCCTGGAGGCATTCCGACGCCTTCTTCCGTCGCATCATGGGGTACGCTAACGCCATTGAGTCCGGTGTCGTCGACCGCAAGTGGGTGAGAGTGAACGAATTCGGCATGAGTGACGAAGAGGCCGACGATATGGAAGCCCGAATCAAAGCTGAACTCGCCATCTATCCTCCCATGGAGCGGGGCAGTCAGGCCGCTCAGACCAAAAGGGACGGCGAGATGGAGTGAACTTCACCTGTAGCGATTGTTTGAATGAGCAAGCCCTTCGCGCCCGAGTCGACCGAAGAATAAAGCTACCCGATGGAAGAGTGAAGTACCCCTTCGGTCACGTCATAGTACCCACAGAGGAGGAATAATGGACGACGACATTCTGAAGCTCCGCACCTGTCCATTATGTAGACGTCCCCAGCTTGAAAAGGAATTCAAGCGGGACGTCTACATCGACGGTGAGAAGAAGAGTGTCTGTATGTCTTGCTACGCTGTCATCAAAAACAATCCATATTCAGGTTATCTGTACGGGTAAGTAATCATGCCATACACAACGGACAATCCACCCACGTTCGCCAAGAATCTCCCCAAGGGAGCCATCAGTCTCTGTGTCTCTGCCTTCAACGCTGTCGTTCGTGACGGAGGCGATGAGGACACGGCGAGAAAAGCCTGTTGGAATAACATTAAGAACAAGTACAAGAAGGTCGGCGATAAGTGGGTTCCAAAGGAGAGCGAGATGGAATTCGACTATGCTATAGATGCAGACGGAACGGTCTGCGACGAGACCCCTTGGTCTCAGATCAACAAGTCGACCCTTCCCAAGTCCTCATTCGCTTACGCACCTACTGACAAGAAGAGCGACTGGAAACTTCCCTACAAGACCGCAGACGGCAAGATCCACTGCGGTGGGGTTCGAGCGGCACTTCAGGCCATTGGAGGGGCGAGAACGGGGAAGCCCATGAACGTCCCTGCCAGCGTGAAGGCCAAGCTCCAACGAGCTGCAAAGACCTGTGGTATAGGAAAGGAATCGACTATGGAACAACTCACCGAGACCCTGTTCTCCCCTCTTGAACTCCAAGAGCAGGACGAACGAGGGTACTACCATGCCAATCTCCTCTGTACCCGGGGAGATTACGTCAACGGGAATAATCGAGTATACCCCATGGCTATCTGGGAAAGGGAGGTCCCGAGAGTCAAGGATTTAATCACTCAAGGGCGTTTCATCGGCCTTGCAGACCATCCAGGTGTGTTCGGTTCAGGAGCGTCCATCCTCAACACCGTGATTAAGTTCGACGATCTCCGCATTGAGGGGCGAGAGGTCTGGGGCGACGTCACGATCATTCCCACCAGTAAGGGAAAAGACGTCATAGAGATCGCCAAAGCGGGAGTGCAGATCGGAGCGTCCACGAGGGGGAATGGTTCCCTCGTTCACGACAGATACACCGATCCCGACGGCGAAGAGCACGAGGACGTAGGGATTGTAGACGTGGACTCCTACAAGTTCGACGCAGTAGACCTCGTCTTACAGCCCAGTGTAGGTGATGCAGGGATGTACCGCTTCGAGCAGTTGAACGACGAGGACATAGAGCAGCTTCAGGAGATGTTGTTCGCCGAGATCGAGGAGCGAGCGACGGAACCTCTGAAGCAGAAAGTGTCTGAGTTGGAAGACATGCTGGAAGCTGCTGGGGAAGATACAGCGATAGTGGAGACCGACAACCACGTTCTGAGGGAACAGGTGAAGGAGATGGAGTCCGACGTCGCTCAGCATAAGAACAAGGTCGTCGAGCAGGAGCAGAAGATAGGCGATCTCACGGCTTCTCTCGCTGAAGCCAACTCTCAACTCCAAGCCTCCAACTCTCGCAACGCTGCTCTCACACACCTCATGGAGAAAGTCAAAGGCGAGAAGTTCGCCCTGCTACTCTACGAGGAGCTGAAGAGGTGCGCTAGTAAGGATGAAGTCGACGAGAGTTTCGACGCCGCTCTATCCATCGTCACGACGCTCGTCGCTGGCTCTCCACCTCCATCTGGTAAAGCCGTCATCACTCCCCAGCGAACCGACCTCGAATCCGAAGACCAGGAGCAAGCCTGGATGGAAGCTCACGGTCTTGGAGAAGAGTTAACCGAAGAAGAGAAAGCCCAGGCTCTCCGCGACAAGCTCATTCGCGTCCGTGCGGGCCTGGACATGTTTGAGGAGTAAAACCATGGATATTACTGAGACCACACCCCTTCCCGATGAGATCATGGAAGGGAAGAAGACGGAGTACTTCGATCTTTCTCGCTACAGCTCCGTGAACGAAGCCGCGTTCGTCAAGAAACGCGAGAACATCATCGAGCAGTGGGATAAGCGTGGCTTCCTGGATCACTGCCGTTTCGCCGACCCGATCCCCGGGAAGGACGATACGAGAGACCGTGACTACTGGAGAGCTGTGTACGCGCAGCTCCTCCACAACACAGCCTGTGAGTGCCTGGGAACCCGCCCAGACGACCGAAGATATGCCTATGGTAACAAGGAGGCAGTCAACAACATCTTCAAGGTCGTCGAGGCTGCTCAGACCGCTATGGGCATCACAGAGACCACGACTCCCACGAAGACCACGGCTTGGTCCGGTGCAACGAACCTGCCGCTAGTTCTAGGGTACGTTCGCAAGATCATGCCGAAGATGTTCGCACTGAATCTCGTCCAGGTTCAGCCTATGGATAAGCCGACAGGCCGCTACTTCTCCATCGTCCGCAACCGTCATAACGACAGTAATGCCGACGGCGATCTGGCTGCCCGTGCAGGCTGGTCCTACCGCTCCTGGGCAATGACCCCTGGCGAGGCGACCACTATCGCCAAGTCCATCACCTTCACCATGACGAGTGATAACGTGGATACAGTGATAAGAAAGCTAAAGACCGAAACCTCTAT